AGAGTTTTCTTTCTTGTTTCTATTGCCTCATTTAATCTTGTCTGGATTTGGGCTGCGATTCTCTTCTCTATTTCTGGAGTAACTAGCTCACTAAGTGTCTGTTTCTTTCTTCTTAACATAAGTGCCGCATCAACTGCCATCTGTTTAAGACGCGTCTCTGAGCTTTCAAATACGCGGGTATGTTCAAGCGCGCCACAAATATCTGGTTTTTTCAAATCCTTGATTTTTCCAATTTTGTCTTCAAACATGACAATCGCCTCGGTTGGTATCGGCGGCGATTGTTCTATTAATCTATCCAAGTCCGCACGGCAAATCTTTAAAAAATCCAATGAATCAATTCGGTCATTTGGATTTAAGGCCAATTCTACTGCGATTAAACGTTGAAACTTACCCCAAGCTATTGCCGCAACTCTATGCGATTCTTCTAGCTGCGCATACCGTAAATAGTTTCCAACCGTTGTTAGTAGTCCTGCGAGTAGGGATATACCGCCAATTCCAAAACTGGCATACTTTTTAGCACTTTCATTACCTTCAAATAATGACTGAATACCAAAACTGGCAGTCCCTCCTAAAGTAGATAATACTATTACTGGCAGATTTATCCATAATGTCTTTACATGAAATACTTTATTTGATTGATTGTGAAGCCATCTATAACAGGCCGCAATATCACTCCATTCTGCCATTAATCTCTCCTGTTCCTTTGACCAGCCATTTTGAAACTTTTTAGGTTTCTCCTTATCCTTATCCTTATCCTTATCCTTTTCCTTTTCCTTATCCTCATCTCCATTCGCCGATTTTCTACTTTCTGGTGAAGGTGATCTGGACGCACTTTTTACACTTCCTACACTTCCAATACTCGCATTTATATCAGTACCATTTATAACTGTTACACCTTCCTCTAGCATTTTTGTCCCTATTAGTTTAGATTTTTTTTATTTTATTTTAACATCAGTTAAATAGTTTCATTATTTCTGAGTATAATACTTGTACAATATACGCACCATTATCATTGACTCCTACACTTATATAGAATTTATCATTATACTTAGCTAAAGAACATGTAAATTCAATATAACTATCCTTGAAAAATACAAATTTCTTTGAATAACTTACTTCTTTTGTAACTGGATTAAATAATAACCATCTATTATATACTCTCCCCTCATTTTTATGAATTAAAAATAATTTACTACCTCTAAAATCAATACCATTTGATGAACCATGCCAACCACTCAATTCATTCTTTTTCTCCTCCCCTATAATAATTTCTTCTCTATCATCTTCTATTATAGATTTAATAATAAACGGAGAAATACTATAAATTACCTTTGGCTTCTCATGAATATAAGGCATCCAGTTCTTTTCAAGTATATTTGGACTACATTTTTTAAATGATGTTAGTGTATTATCTTTTATTATACCCCCAAAAATACATGGGGATCCGTTATTACATTCTGGAATACATCCTATAATCATATTATTATCTATAAATCTAATGTCTTCAACTCCATTCCACAAAGATGCGGATGTTGGAATATTATATTTTACATCTAATGTCTGTATATCATAATTATCTAAATTAAAAGTATCATTCTCTATTTTTCCTCTTAGTATACTATATATGGAAGTTGAAATATTACCATATACTGTAAATTCATTATTTGAATATTTTAAATAATTAACAGTCCTTATTAATATTGTATATGAACCATCTTCTGAAATATATAATGATGGGTTCATTTCTATAAAACTATTTTGATTTTTAAATCTATCTTGATAATATTGTGTTCTTATAATTATAGGAAAAATACTATTTTTATTTATTATATTCATTTATATTTTATTTTATTTTATTTTAATAATATAAATTCTATTTAAGCTGATTATTTCTTATCAGCCTTCCATTTCTTTTTTGATTCTAAACCTGTTTTATATAGTGCTTCCACGTCTTTCTCTGTTAGTTTTGTTATATCAATTCCCTTTGGTAGTGATACAAATTGCGGTTTTTTAAGCGACGTTTTCATTATATATGGTCCATATTGACCTGTGCGAATTACATAATCCTTAAATTGTTGTACATTGCCATTCTTTTTAGCCTCAAATCTGGCAATTGTCTTATCCAGCTCTTCATCAGACTGATATGGAATTGATACATTATCACTTTGAAGATAGTCACCAAACTTACCTGACTTCTTTACAATTGGATGACCATTCCATTCACCTGTACTAATTCCTGTTTTCTTCTTTGCGACTTCCTCCTTGAATTTAATTGCTAGCTCTTCTGTCATATCCTCAAATGCTACACCTGAGGGCCATCCTAGGAATTGTGTATCCTCTTTCTTTATTGATTCAATTAATAGCAGTGGTCCCTTCTTTGATTGAACCGCTTTAAGATTATTGGAGAATTCTTTGACACGGGCATTTGATTCACCCTCTTTTGACTTAATCTGTTGCTTTGAACTCAGATCTTCATATCTGTCTTTATATGATGCCCACATATCCCTTAGAACTTGTTTCCATTCTTCTTTTCCTTCTGCGACTTGATCTAGACGCCGCTCCATTTGCGATGTAAATCCATACTCAAACAGATCATTGAAATGTTTCAATATGAAATTTAGCACCGATCGGCCTAACTCTGTCGGTACTAACTTGTTTTTCTCTGCTCCTACTTTCTTTTTTATCTCTTTTATTGTCGCGGGCCATTGATTCGGTTTCAAACTATACTCCTTTACTATAACATCTTTAGCAGGAATATTTTTTGTCTCTACATAGCTCTTGTCCTGAATTGTGGCAATAAGCGATGCGAATGTGGATGGTCGTCCAATGCCGAATTTTTCAAGCTCCCTCACAAGCATTGCCTCTGTATATCGTCCCTGTGCCTTTGTCTCTTTTGGCTCGGCCTTCATATTCTGCCACTGGACTTTATCGCCAGGATTCAGCTTCAAAGCATTGGCCCATACCTCCTCTTTTGAATCTTCGTTTTCGTTATTATCGGTATTTTCATTATCATCAATCTGTGCGACTTTACCCGCTCGGCGCCATCCCTCAAACGTTGTGTGCTTCCACTGAGATAGCCATGTAAAATCTTCGTCATTTAGAATCTGTGTCCTAACTTTACAGGTATCACCATGAGCAGGCGCCATTACTGACTGAATTGCCCGCTGCCAAATAAGATTATAGACCTTTCTATCATATGGTGTCCATGTTGCTCCTTCTGGTAGTACAGTAACTTCCATATGCGTTGGACGAATAGCCTCATGTGCCTCTTGGGCCTTAACTTCACCATCTTTTTCAGCTGTTTGAGTTGCGACTTTGGGTTTCTTCTTTGCCTTTTTTGGAGGCGCCGATTCCTCCTGTTTTTTTTGGTCTTCTTGTTTTTCTTGTTTTTCTTCTTTTTCCTCTTTTTCCTCTTTTTGACCAACAAACTCCTCACCATAATTCTCTAGTACCCATTGTTTAGCCTCCGCTTTGGCCTCCTCTGATATAACAGCCTTATCCGTTCGCATATATGTAATATGACCCGCCTCATACAACCGCTGAGCTATCTTCATTGTATCTTTCGGATTGATACTGAATTGCGCGCTAGCTTGTTGCTGAAGCGTACTCGTGATAAGTGGTTCAGGCGCTGACTGAGTCCAAGGGCGGACATCATTTGAAATAATGGTCCCATCGGCGGTTTCATGGATAATTTCCATATAATTCACTGCCGATTCCTCATCTTCCAGTTCATCATCCATTCGTGAATTAAATTTAAAGGCGGCGGCAGGGGTTATCCAGTTAGCAGATATGGACCAACTAGATGATGCTTTAAAATTAACGATTTGGTCTTCGCGTTCTACTACAAGACGAAGTGCGGGAGTTTGACAGCGCCCTGCCGATAATGATGGTGCTACATATCGCCATAGAAGTGGGCTCATAGTAAATCCAATCATCATATCTAGAATCGCACGCGATTGTTGGGCATTTACACGATTCATATCTAAGTGGCGCGGTGATTCAATGGCTGAAATAACCGCCTTCTTTGTAATTTCATGAAATACGGCTCTTAGAGTCGTTTTAGGATTTAATTTAAGTAAAAGGCATACCGAATATGAGATTGCTTCACCCTCACGATCATCATCTGAAGCCAAATATACGGTTGTTGCCTCGGCGGCGGCATCTTTTAATTGTTTAATCGCTTTTCCCTTATCTTTAAGAAACTGATATTTTGCCTCAAAATCTCTATCAATACCAATTGCGTCAATGCTTTCCTCTAATGAGCGAATATGACCCATTGAAGCAATTACACGCCAGCCCGCTCCTAAGAAGCCTTGGATTTTTTGACATTTAGCAGGAGATTCTACAATTACTAAATTAGCCATAGGCGTCCTTTGGTTAGCCATTCTCAGATTCATCTTTTAATTTATAATATAGCATTATCAAATTTCATCTAATTGGCAATCTAAAAATAATCTTACATTTGTCTTGTAGAATGGCGGCCCCTATATCAGCTTCAAGCGGCCAAGGAGCACTTTTTGAACTCGTTGCCCGTGGCAACAAAGATACATACTTTCTAAAAGACTCTAAAGACAGTACATTTCCATACGATGCCAGCTATAATTCATCAGCGCATCACTTAGCTGAACGTAGAACCTTTGTACCACTTAATGCTGTTACATGGGGAAATTCATTTGAAGTTGAAATAGATCCTTATGGAGATGTTATGACAGAATGCGCATTTGAAATTGATCTACCTACTTGGCTTCCACAGCTACCACTACTTCCTGCGACAACTACTTCGGCTCTATATCCTCCTTCTGTAGTAAATGGACTATATCCAATTACTAGTGTGGATGGCGATCGTTCTTATGGTTATGTCAATTATATTGGATACTTCCTCTTTGAGAGAATACAGTTCTATCAGGATCAGTTCTTAATTCAGGAATGGAGCGGCGATGGTCTATTAGCCAAGCAGGTATCAGAGGGCTCTTATACTAGCAGTTTTCTACAACAAACTCTCGGCGGTCTTAATAATCCTATTAATTCACCTGTGAGGGGTATTCAGCTAAGGGCTACTCCTGGACATCTACGAGTTAAACTACCACTACCTGGAGTACAGTGCCCTGGTGATCCTGGATTTCCCCTTGTAGCTATGGCATGGCAGAAATTTCGCATCAAGGCTACGCTTCGTAATTTAGAAGATCTTGTTGTTTGTAGTGATATTCTACTTAATAAGACTAATCCTTTATTTTATCCTTGGAATGTTCCTCTGTTTAAATATGATAATGGCGCGGGTGATTTAAAGACTTTTGAGCCACTGCCGTTATCCAAGGTTGGGCAGCCTACTATTCTACTATCAACTATTCAGCAATATCTTCCACCTCGTCTTCAAGAAGAGCTACGTAGTACAGTTATTCATATTCCTTTTAGACGGCAATTTGAAAATGATTTTACATTTGGTGAACTAGACTATATTCCTTTGGATAAGGGTGGAACTGCGGCAGTAACGCGCCGTCTAGATGGCAGGCATCCAACCGAGAAGATATTCTGGTTTTTTAGAACGCAGGATAATCTTGATAAAAATCGTCTGGATGACTTCAATAATGATTACTTTGATACTAATCCACCAACAGCGACGCAGCCCTATACTTTGACGGCTAGCGCAGGATACTATAATATGAAACTTGTTATCGCTGGAAAAGACCGTGAAAATCTTCATGAATCTCTCTTATGGCAGGATATATGTCAGTTAGTGAAAGATGAAAAAGCAAGCGGTCTACAAATTGGAGAGATGAAGTGGTCTACTGGTGCGAATTATGGTGTGATTTATCCTGCGCCTAGGCAGCCAGAGGGTACAGTTAATTTTACAACTGCGGACAGGCCGACGCTATATTTAGAGCTGGCAAATATAAGGAAGAATAACATATTGGGGCAAAGACGGGCAGAATTCCGCGTATTTACAGAGGGATGGAATGTATATGATGTCCGCGAAGGGCGTGGCAGTTTGTTGTTTTCTAACTAAATTTATCCATATAATAATAATGAGTACTGTACGGCACAAGACAAGTAAAGGTAATAAGTCTCTGTGTGTCGGTATTATAACTATACCCCACTTAAAGAAAGTGAAATATGGCACGTCTCATATTATGAAAGCATACGTGGACTGGTTTGAGGAACGTGGTGTCCATGTTATTCCTATACCATATGACACTACTGAGCATCAAATGTATTTTAGCATGATAAATGGTTTAGTAATTCCTGGAGGTGAAACACCCTTCATTATGAAAAATAAAACATTTATAGCTACTGTTACGCAGTTTCTAGAGTTGTCATTACAACAAAATGAATATTTCCCCATTTGGGGAACATGTTTTGGTTTTGAGTTATTAATATTTCTAATTGGAAACTTTGATAAACTAAAGCAATATAATGCCCGTGGATTTTATCCGTTGCGCATTACACCAGCTGGTCACGAATCGCGCATGTTTAAGTCATTTCCTCCGCAATACTTACATTATTTAGAGAATAATAAGTCATGTAATAATAATCATGAGTTTGGTATTTCGCCAAATGATTTTACCGCCAATGAACACTTGAGACGGTTTTATAATGTACTTGCTACAAGTATGGCGGATAATGGTAAGGAATATGTGGCGGCTATTGAAGCTAAGCATTATCCAATTTACGGAGTTCAGTGGCATCCTGAACGCCAGAAGACAACTGGTCATTTTGTTGATTTCTTTATATCAGAATTAAAAAGAAACAAGCATAAATGTATAACTAGGGCATATTTGAGATCACTTATAGAGCCGCATAAATGCTCACAATATTCAGAACATAAGAATCAGATGTGTTATTTCTTTTAATTATTTTTTAATTATATATTAGTTATATTATTAATTATATTAGTTATATTAGTTATATTTTAAATATTTCATAAAGTAGTAATGGGTAATTACCTTATGAAATATGTTAATCGTAATACATTTCGTTCTTATAATGAAAATGAATTACCTCCAACACCTAATCTTATGTACTCAGAAGTATACAGAGAAAAAGCATTAATTTTTACAAAAAGACGTTCGCGTTCTCCCAATAAATCAAATAAAATATTACCTCAATTGAGTTTTAAAATGGGGAGCTTTAAAGTGGGGAGTTCTAAGCAGGTTTGAATCCCCCTTTTATCCACTGTGCCACTTTCATTGTATCAGATGATACAAATAAAGGTTGAGGAACTCCGTTTACAATTGCTAAAAATGCTGGAATTGATTTTACACCACAATATCCTGGTGTATAATCATTTTCATCTATATCACACTTAAACCATTTTATTTTATCACTTAGTCCAACTAGAAAGTTTACATCAATTCTCTTACAAGGACCACACCAATCGGCTTCAAACTTTATAATTATAATAGGATCATGCGGCGTTGGGGGATTCTTTTTTATTAGACTCTCGAAGAATTCTTGACTCGGAAGGAGTGGGAGGGTCGTCATTGCTTTGTCGCTGCTTGCCATTCTGTCTAAGACGGCGGTAAGTTAAAATAAATCCAGACACGGCAATTAGTCCAAATGTTCCTATTACCATATATGGTAGTATACCACTATCATTATTAATTATACTACCCCCTGTATGCTCCAATTTCTTCATAGCTTCCTGGACATCCTGTGGATTAAGCTGTAATGATTCTGCCGCTGATCCCAATTTTCCTACAGCTTGTGCGGTTGCCACTCCTTCAGATACTACAGCTGACCCAACTTTTGCCGCAGTTTTAACAGTAGTTACAGCAGTATCAACCGCACTTTTAGCAGTACATATTGCGCTAGTAGCAGTACCAAAAATAGTATCTTTAAAGGCAAATAATGGAGCAAAAAGGGTATCTATAAATGGAAGCATACTGCTAGCAGTAATCCCAGTATATGGTGCACCAAAATATTCAGAATTTTGTTTAATTACATTATCTGTCTTAAATAAAAACATTGCGATTTTATATAACCAAAAAAATATTGCCACTGGTGCGAAGATAAATGTCATTAAACATATTAAACGAATAAATCCCGTTTGTTTATCTCCAGTTATAAATGAATCTAATCCAAAAATACCACCTGCGAATAGTGCCAGTGCATAGACGAAAAATGCCATGTGTTTTTTATCAGGTATATCTTTTGCCAATACGCCTGCCGCTATTCCTTTTGGCCCTAATCCTGGAACACCTAGACCAAAAATTCTTACAACATCTCTATTAAATATTGCCTGTGTCGCATCATATAACCACCATGTACCAAATGTAAAAATATTTGTGATAAGTTTAGCAATAAATGTTAATGGTGAACGTAAATATAGATGATCTAGACCTAAAAACCCACCAAGCACTGATAAACACAAGAATATGTTATATGATAGATATACAGCGCCTGGCCCAGCTTCTTTTATATTATCAGATGCTCCGTTATTCCTCCAATATTGAATCTGAGATATACTTGAGCCCATTACTGTCTATTGTGACTTTTTAGTAATAATCTTTGACTCATTTTTTGTTATATGTATATTATCTAATCCATTAAATAGTGAAGAGTAGACCACCAAATCCGTTAATTACACGGAATATATTGTAATTATGCCCGTAAACAACTATATGGCACGGACCACGCTGTTGCCAAGTAGGTATTGTAGGATTACTTAAAAGTGGATTCATTTGAATCTGCCATACAATACTATCAATACGACTAGCGTTCATTGTTCCTGTGGGTTGGGCTTCTTCTGGCTTCAATGCAAAGCAGTAATTATATATATAGTTCCAGACCGGAGTATAACAATGATGATCATATGGCTGTTGTAGTCTAAAGTACATTGGACCTCTGTCTGGAAATCTGTCATATCCGTCTAATTGTAACTTGGCGGATGCAATCAAATCCGTTCTTGAACCTGGATTATTAAACGGATTTAAATATGGTATTATATATGCTGGGGCTTGTTCATTAATTGCTAAACTACTATAATTAAACCATTCATTGCGATTTATCATATCATCACGTTGACATACAAAAAAGAACTCCTTTAATGGATGGTTAAATTCAACAGAAATTGTAGCTGTGGTTTGCTGCGCAGTTACGGAATATGGGGGGGTATATTGTACTTGCTCTATAAGATATTCATGCGACGCAGATACAAACATACGTCGTTCTTCAACATCTAAATACACATATTCGCCCCACAACATCATATTAATAATTTGTGTTGTACAGTCAACACTTGTGAAACAGGCAGGTTTCCAGTTTTCCTGTGTAGCGGGAGGTTGTGGAGGTTGAGTCCAGAACAATTGATGAAGAGGGGTTAGTGTTATATTAATGCGAATAGGGCTGTATTGTAGGGCTATTAAGGGTAAATATAGACCAGGATTATTACAAAAATAGAATTGTAGCGGAATAAGAAGTCGTATACCATCTGTCTGCGACCTTTGTGCTGGATCTTGAGATGTATTTAGTATTAGTTGTGGTGGTGTATATTGGTCTAGACGACCAATCATTTGGCCTAGTGCGTCGCGCTGTCCAGAGGGGGTAGTCATCTGTGTCCATATTTCCATCCACTCTCCAGTTTGGCGATCAATCTCTTGTTCGCCAACTTCAAATGTAATTTCTGTAATTAATGCGTGGCCAATTGAATTTGTATAAGATAATTGATTTCCGGACGTATCATAAATCTGTGGCAATGTTATATCCAAGTATACTCTTCCTAATAAATCACCCCTGCGAGGGATTAAACAAGTTACTCGTTGGCCAAAATTAGGAGTACCATCAAAATACATGGCCTGGGCTTCTGTTGCAAAGTTAGTATGACGACGATATACCATTTTAAAGAAGCTAACTTGAGGATTACCCGTTAAAAATAAATCTTGCTTACCTGTTGCAACAAGTTGTAATAAACCTCCGCCTGCTGGCATTCTGTTGAATCGTCCGGATATTTAATAATCTATTTTGTGGCACACTTATTTAGCATTAGGGTATATAACAAGATTTTTTATCAAAAAATTCTATCTCAGACGTTTCTAGATGAGTTCTAGCGGTATTACTCCAATATCCAGCGGTCCTTTAATTATTAGGACTTACCTTACTAGTTCAAATAACAATACGTTTGTTCTAGACAATTACGACAATCCTGTTCCAAATAATCGTGTTTTAATAACATCTACTAGTGGTGTGCTTGTTCCATCGGATAATATTAATATATCTACTATTAATCCATCAACTGTTAATACAATAAATGTATATACATCTACTTTAGTTGCTTCAACAATTACAACCAATTATTTAACAGTTAATTCTACTCTAACTACAAGCACTCTTATTGCAAATAATATTAATGCTAGTACTATTACAACAAGTACATTTAATGCTCAAGTACTTAATATAAGTAGTGCGAATGTTAGTTCACTTAGTGCTACTTCAATTAATACATCTACATTATTTGGATCATCAATTATTACAAGTTCTTTAATTGCTAGATTTACTATTACTGCTAGTACACTTAATGCTAGTACAATTAATACTAATACAATTAATGCTAGTAGACTTAATGCTAGTACTATTAATGTTAGTACAATTAATGCTAGTACAATTAATGCTAGTACAATTGGGGTAATAACTTTATATAATTCTTCACTAATTGGATCAACAATTACTACAAATAATTTATCTGTTAATTCAACTATTACAGTTAGCACAATTACAACTAGTACGATTAATGCTAGTAGTATTAATACTAATAGTATAACTGTAAGTACATTTATTGCTAGTACATTTAATCCTACTGTTTTAGCTGTTAGTCAAATGTATGCTGATACAAGTAGTACTGGTAGAAATACTACATCTATACTTAGTGCTAGTACAATTACAACTAGTACATTTAGTGCTAATGTATTTACTACTACAAATGTTAGTACAAATACATTTAGTACTGGTATACTTACGACTGATATATTAAATGCTAATACATTTAATGCTGCGGCACTTGGTGCAGATATACTTACTGCTAGTACA